AATATGTTGTTAATGGATTTAATACTATCTCTAAAGAGCTAGATCCACCACCGCCAGATTTTTTACCAGCGCCACCAGCAACAAGTTCTGCATCAATTTCAGTTCCAGTTACTGTTACAGTTGGATTAATTAATATTGCTGATTGACTTGTTGTTGCACTCGTTCTATTTCTTTTAACTGCTGTAAATGATGTGCCACCAGATACAGTTGCGCCTTCATACATGTAAAGTTCAGCATTACCACCACAACTTGCATCCATTAATATATGTGGATATACACCACTAGCCCACGCAATAGCTATATTACAACTTGCTCCATCTGCTAGTTTTGTTGCGCTTGGATATATTCTATATGCTTTAAAAGCTCTACCTTCATGTAAACGTAAGTGATTAACGTCTACAATAGGAAATGGTTTATCAGAGCTAGCAATATAACTTACGCCATCTTTATCTACATAGGCTGGATTAACATGACGTGATTTAGTCGTGTCTGACTCACGCAATATATTAATTGCCATTAATCTTCTTCTTCTTCTGGCATTTCATCCATCATGCCTTTTTTCTTTTCTTTAGATTGTTTTGCTAACAACTTCATTACATAAGCTGATAACTTTTTATCTTTAAGATCTTCTGCTTCTAACTCAATTGAAATTTCTGCTTTCATTTATTAGATGCCCTCATGTTATCTACAAGATTAGGATAAGGTCTGCCAGCTTTCTTAGCCATTTGCTTTGCTACTGATTTTTGCATAGGCGTTAGTTTTTTAGACTTACCTAATTCTTTAGGTCTTTCCTTATCCCAAACTTCTTTCATATTAATATCCTTTTTTAGTTTTGCCAGCTTCACTCATTGCAATAGCTACAGCTTGCTTTTGTGATTTAACAACTGGGCCACCTTTGCCTGAATGCAAACTACCTTCTTTGTATTCACGCATGACTTTACGAACTTTAGCTTGCATCTTATCTTTTTTCATTATGATGCTCCTAAAGTTGTATCTGTTCCTAATGTCTCTGATGCTGTAGATGACATAAGTCCAGCTGATCTACCACGTCTAGCTCTTTTAAATGATGCAGCTTTTTCAGCTTCTACTCTAGCTGGCGCTACATCAACTGGCTTTGGTGGTGGTGGTGGTGGAGCTGGTGGTGGTGCTGATGGTCTTGATTTTCCGCCCATGATTAACCTACCATTCCTGAAGAACCTAAAGTCTCTACACCAGTTTCTGGGTTAAGACGTTCTTCTGCTAATAATGCTCTTGCTCCGCCACGTTGGCGAGCTATACGTTTTGCTGCTAAATCTTCTGCAAGTTTAACTTTATCTTGTTCTGCTTGCGCTCTTAATCTGTCTGTTTCAGCTTGCTGCGCCCTAATTTGAGCTTCGGCTGCTGACGTATCTGGCTTACCACCGCCGAATAATCCGCCCATTATTGTCTCCTAAGTAATGTATAATCGTCTTTATCTGCGCTATAACGTAGCATATTGCATTCTGGTACAAAATATAACGCCTTAGCCCAGGACATAGCACGAGTATCTGAGGTTTTAACAGTTATTTGGACTCTGTGCAAGTGAAATAATATCTCAACGATATCAATAAATGTTAATCCCGCTTTTGTCATAGCTATTGGATATCTACGAGATTGCTCTGATAGTAAAGACCAGAACTCTGCAACACCTTTCCATAGCATTGTAGCCCCAAATACAGCGACTGGCTTACCATAAAGGAATGCTGTAATGGTTGGACCACACTCTGCTTGATGATTTATCATATATTTAAACTCACTAACAGTAATTGCTTTCTGAGTTTTCATTTCTACACAATCTAATTCATCTAAATGATGTTGCATGTATGGCAAAAAATAGCCACCTTTGACGGGTGGCATGTGTTTTAGTATAGTAGAGTAATCAGTCGAAAACATTAAAGTCAGACTTAGCTATAGTTTGAGCAATAATAGTTGATGCAGACAATGGACTCTTAGTTAATCTCTTATGTTCGCCACCACCAAGAAGTAAGTATCCAAAGGCATCGCCTACGTGAGAGTGTTCGTTCTTGTTAGGTGCATCTTTAAATCGTTCTTGACCAGCACCGACAGCTACACGCTTGAAATGATAGCCACCCGCCAATGATTTGCGTATCATTTTGCATTTAGTTGCAATCATAAGACCAGGTTTACCAGCAATAAGTCTTTGCATAGGTGCGGCTGCTGCTTCTCGTCTTACTTTAAAGTCATTCGATGGTGTAGGTTGTGCGCGTAAGCCTAATGTTCTAAGATAATCAAATGCAGTAACCTCATAAATCGCATCTCGTTGCATACCCGCTGGGTCACCCCACATCATAATCTGTGCTTTAGGGTAGCGAGCATTGAGTTCTGCTAATAACTGCTGACCAAATCTTTCTAGCCCCATGTCAAATGTTACGATCTCATCTAAAATAATCCATCTGCCATTAGGTAATCGTTGTCCTACCACTGCGGCTGGTGTCAAACCAAAGTCAAGACCCACTTGCAATGCATGCTCAGGATCATAATCGACTTCACCACTCATAGAACTATCGTCATACTCTGGCCATACGGGTCTACCTTCTTGAACATAGGTATACTTACCTTCGGCATAACACTTAATCCAGTCTAAGTTCTTACCACCTAACATCTGCATGTAATAACCCGCTGGTAAGTTACTTACGTTTTCAGCTTTAGGATTAATCTTCCACCAACGACCACCAGAAAATATATGATCGTTAGCTTCTGGATTCTCTGGTAAGTTTCCTGGATCTACTTCTGTGACACCACCAGGTTGTTTAAAGAAATCCCAAGCATACTTGCCAGTGAGTTTTGTTTTCTCTGCTAGTTTAAACCACCAGTGGTCATCATCCATTGGATTAGTATCCATCCACACACCATGCCAGGTAGGTCCACCATCACGTTGTGTCGGATATCGACCCACACGATGAGTAAGTCCGTCAATAACTGCTTTAGGAAGTTCACGAGCTTCATTTACCCACGCTCCTGTTAGTTCAAGTGATAGTAATTTACGTACATCTTTAGGTTGATCCAATGCTAAAAAAATTACTTCACAATCAATCCCCGCAGCATCACCTCTTGATGGGAGTCTGATGTGATGAGTAATAGGAGGAGTATATAGCATCGGACCAAAAGTGTTTTCTGGAAATAAATCTTGCCATGTTTTAATCGTTGTAGTTTTTAATTCAGGATATGAGTTACGTACAATGACAAATCGTGTATAACGAATACCATCAATAGGTGATGGCTTTTGTCTAACTGCTCGCATCATAATCTCTGCGGCACATGCATAGGATTTACCAGAACCTACAGGTCCCATCAGTCCACGCACGAATGCATCTGACTGTAAGAAGCTCCATGTAGTTGGTGCTGTAGAAAAGTCTAAGTCAATCCCAGGTCCATGAAGGGACTTCTGAGATACTTCCTTTTTATTAGCCATCTATATCTTTAATTTCTAAAGCTAACAATTGATTAAGCACATTGATCTGTGCTTGTAATGCATCAATAATCTGCAATGACTCCGTTTGGTAAATGTTATTCAATGCATAAGCATCTCGTAACTTTTGTATACGATCTTCTAAATTATTTGGTGCGCTCATTAAATTCCTCCTCAAGTTTTAAACGATTGCCAACTAACATAATATAACCAGCTATGTCTAACCAGTTATCAGTATGATATGGATCTCCATAAAGAATACGACTAATCTTATGTACCACCATATCTAATGATTCTTGCATATCTGAATCTAATCTATACCAATTTCCGTTTTCACTCCTCATGGCTTCTTTGGTCGTTTGAATGAAAACACATTTAGATAAATAATCCCCATGTGTTGCTTGACGCTCATTCAGTATCTTTGTTATCTGGTCCTGTGGTTTCGCCATTATCTATAATCTCTGGTGCGCGTATGTTAATACCTAATACGCTTGGTTTATCGGATTCTTCTGGATTATCTAATAAGCCAGATGCTTTTGCCAATAGCCTTAATACGCCAACTTTATCCCACAACTCAATGTCCAAAGTCGTATAACTATTGCCTTCCTTATCAACTTTAGTATTCGACTTAATGGACTTAATGGCCTGTAGAGCATGGTCTGGTATATCCTTACTTGGTTTAACTTTAATATTACCTTGCTCATCCCATTCCATAATATCAGTAAGCTTTGTATTCGCCAAACATAAGAGAGAATAACTAACAGCTTCACGATTCTGCTGAAGCGTAGTCGAACGCTCAAGTTTCTTTTGCAAGCTACGGACACCACCATAGCCAGCAAGAGAAGGGATTGGATTTTTCTTTTTGACTTCATCCATTAAAATGGTAAATCGTCAGGAATGTCATCAAAAGTTGGCTTTGCTGCATTAGCTGGAGCAGCCTTTGGTGCTTTTGGTTTACCTAAAGATACAGCAATATATTCAATACCAGAGTGGCCACTAAGTTTCTTAGAAACATTTAGGTAAAATAAATTGCCATCATGGTCTGCAAATTCACCAGTGAAGTCTGCATGCCAATCTTCTTTTTTATTCTCATTAATAAACGCTACACCTGTTCCTGGTTTGCGTGGTTTTTGTTCTGCCATTATATTCTCCTTTATTTAATTGGCGTGGGTTTTACTTTTTTCGTCATACATTCTTCGCATATCCATCTGCGATTCTTACCATGTGCTGCAATCTTCCATTTACCATTGACACTAAACTTGTATTGGTAGCATGTTGAACAGAATCTATCACCAAGTGGACTAGGTTCTGCATGTACATACTTATCCTTTAGTTCCATATTCGCTAATAGTCACTACTGCTGATCCTCCTGGTTTAGGTGTACTGCGTGCAATTGATAACATATCTATCTGTGAATCGTCATCATACACACCCGCTGACATCAATGCATCTAAAATAGCCTTTAAGCAATTATCGAGATCAAATATACGCCTACTTCTAGGATGAATATAAATATTAACAGAAAGGCGAGCATCGCCAAAAGATCCCACTTTGTCTCTAAAGCAGATGGCTTGGACTGCTGTCTTGAATAATACGCCTTCTTTCGATATGAATCTTCTTTTGCCATTTGCTCTCCAATATGTATTCACTGAGGGTGGATATGGAAGCTCTAATATCATTAAATTATTTTATTCAGTCTTGAATTAATATCGCCACCTTTAGAAAGGTAAGCTTTAATTGCATCATTAATAATACTAGCCTTTGGTTTTTCTTGTTCTTTAGCTGCTTTATCTAATAGTTCAACACTAGAGGGTGTCAATCTTACTAGGAATGGTTTTAGTTCGGTACTCATACATTCTCCTTATACTTGGTTAATTGCTTCACTAGTTTCTTTTTATCTTTACCTTTTGCCTGTGGTTTAGTATTCCTTAAAAATTCAGGCAAAATACAATCAATTGCTTTATAGGCTTTTAGATTAGGTGGATCTTCTCGCCAGCCTGGTGACTTTAATTCCACTTGACCTTTATCATTTTTGTATTTAACTTTATATTCATACTTACCGAAAGCTTTAGCCATGGATTGCATCCACTCTTTAGCTTCCATCTTTAAATACTTTCTCTACATTGCCAGTAGAAGGATGGAGTTCATATTCATATTCTTTAATTGTCTCAACAGAAGATGGTTTCTTCTTGCCAAAGATCTTATCAAAGTTGGCTTCAAAGATTTCTCTATCAGTAAATGGTCTTGGTTGTGATCCTTTGCTCATATGCTCAATATATATCTTATAGATATACAAGTCAATAGTATGTTCGCTTGACTTAAAAATAAATATGGCTTATATTACTCATACGGGGCCATTACCCAGCCCTCCTAAATGTAGTAGCTGACAGATAGGGATAAACGTGTTTAATCGGTGGATTCTTCTTACAAGTTGCTCTCGGATGAGATCAAGTAACAGTATCGGGGATCAGACCACTGGGGATGTGAAGTAGTGCATTACATCCAAACTAGATAAACGAGAAGCTACAATCCATCTGGATTAGTAAGATAATTTAAACAATACTGTTTATTATCGGGTTAGGTCTATTATTCGCACGAACTCTATCACATGATCCTCTATATTACCTATAAGCTACTAGATACCTTTGTGTTTGGTTTGTACTTAATCTATATATTTATAAAGGGCGTCAGTAGGTAAGGTCTGCTTCTGCTAAGACATACCATGTTGATAAGATATCTGTTGTTATTAATCTCTAATTTATGGGAAAAATTTGTGTGTAGTACCCCGATATAAAGAAGGGGTAGTGGGGGGCAAAGGGTACCGCTTTAAATTATGCCTTCCCTTGTTTACCTGATAGCTTATGCCTTGCAATGCCTACGAATATAGGATGTCAGTATAGGCCTATTCATTTTGAAGGATGCTAAACGAACCTATAGCCGTCTTGATTATTATAACTCACTGACTTGAATGCCTTGAGCCAAGCGAGTCTTGAGTGATTCAATTGAATGACCGCTATTAATGAGCTTCTCGAGCTTCAATAGATCGCTGTCACTTGTGATATATATAAACAAGCTAGTTATATCATCCATTCGCTTATCTTCTGATCTTACAACTTCCTGAGGTTGTATCGTTTTATCTATGTCATTAATAAGTTTGGTATGTTTTCTGATCGCTGAGATATCAGCATTTAAGAATTGATGCTCCTTTAGATCGTCATCTTTTATCTTCTCATCATAGATAATGCGCCTAGTATTAC